ACATAGTCATTGGCGAAATCGTTGTCACGAACAGGACAACCAAGTACCTCTACGGATACAAGTTGGTTGGCACTATCGTCATCAGCAATTCCCCAATTCTGTAGAACAGGTGCCGTGCCATGAAAACGCGTATTAGCATAGAATGGAACTCCAACGGAAATTCCACTCTGAGTCCTAGTTGCAAATAATTCAGCACCAAGATTTGGTGATAATTCATTATTAACTGTGGTCAATATACGTCTTCCAGAAGCATAGGCAGATGGACCATTAACAACCGTGTTAGAAAACCCAAAAGTGGGTACATTCTTTCCACCAGATGAGAAAGGATCTGCATCAGTACGTGAAACTGTGACCGAATTAAAATTAGTTCGAGCCCATCGATTTGCATTATAATGCCAAACCATAGATCCTCGCCAACCTGCAAAACAGGGAGCAAGCATCGTAAGGGGAGAACAAACTTCATAGTCATAATTCTCACGGACGCCTGAATTCAAGCCTATTGCTGACCAAACGCCTTGTGGATTAAATCCACCGAGCGCAGGAAAGGGCGAATGACGCACGTACATAGCACCAACATAATCAAGAACTCCTGCCGTATTCATAAATGAACAGGAAGAAGCTTGACTAGTACGGTGCAATAATACACGCATCGAGCGCACAACCTCGCCAGCATAGACTGCATAGGAATCAGTTTCTTGGGACGATTCACTTCCAGCACTGTGCTCCTCACACTTACTCATCTGTCCAGATTGAACAGTAAAGTAAGAGGCAGTAAAACCACCAATATCACCTAAGTGATTAGTCGGTGTTTGAAACTCCAAAGTGGGAGTACCTCGAACAAACAGCATAAGCTCAACTGGTGTAGTAGTTGGCCCGGAAAGTTCATTTAGAACTTGTACCGTAAGTAGTCCATTGTTTGAGGCTGGTAAAGTGTTTTTCCCTGCGGCAATCAGGATACCCCCTTTCATACGGGGTATTGCTGGTGCAATGACTGGTAAAGTCTTAAGCCAGTGCCGCGCCTGTAGGAAATCTATCTCAATTTCCATGTCCAATTCAGGACTCAAGTCAACGATCTTGTTAAAAGCAACGGTTGTGTTATCATCACCAACGCCCGGAACATATAAAGGATCCCACGAAATACGTAGGCGCCCTTTATGATATTGCGTGCATACGGCTTTGATACGAACAACTATGTTGCCCCGCCAATATCGGAAGAATTGAGAAACGAGACCCATAGGAGTCGTATTGTAGGAAGTCTGATTAACTCCAGTAGCGATGGAATGAACCATCATTGGATTTATAGGAACCTGCATCAACTGAATGCCGGTCCCATCAGACACTTCCCACAAGGCAGAGTTGACCCAAGATTCTTTGCACACAAGGTAACAAATACTTAGCTCATCTCCACCCGACAAACCCAC